GGCACGGCTGGCGTCTAAACCAAAGGTGGGGGCTTCGGCCCCTACTCTTTAAGGAGCAACAAATGGCACAAACCTATTTCGGTTCTACCCTGCGTGCAGGTTCTGACACTCTGACTGATACTGTGGACGGCGGCTTTGTCGTCATGTCACAGACAACCACTGTGACCACTGCTGCCGCAGGCACTGCTACCAGTGCAACGCTTACTCTTCCCGCTTCTTCGCAGATTATCGACCTCGTTGCCGATATGACCGTGAACGAAGTGGTTGGTGCAGGCACTGCCACTACCATCCCAATGACCATCGGCACAGCCGCCGCAGGCACACAATATGTGTCTTCGACTGATGTATTCGCTGGCGGTCGTATTGCACTTACTTTTACAGCCGCGCAGTTGACCGCAATGAGCGACATCGGTAGCAATACCTCTGTTGTCGTTACGCTTGATCCAAACGGCACGATCGTTACAACACAGGGCGTTATTCGCCTGACCGTTGTGTACGCTCAGAAAGTCTAAGGGGAGCACATCATGGGTCAATTCAAGCCAATGGTGAAGATGGAGACCACCGAGCCTTCAGTTGAACTGAAACTGAAAAAAGGTGGCTGCGTCACTTCTGCAAAGAAGATGATGAACGGCGGCGTTATGGGCGCACTGTCGCAAGCACCGGCCCCCGGCGCTCGTGGCGGTATGTCCCCAGCAATGCGCCCACGCAAGCCATCGATGATGGACCGCCGCAAGGCCATGATGGGTAAAACCATGATGGCTAAGGGTGGCGCCATGGACGCTCTGGAGGCTCACGCCGACAAGCCTGCCAGCAAGGCCCACAAGGGTCTTAAAACTGGCGGCGTCATGAAGTCACCGAAGCCCGGCAATTACGCCACTGGTGGCGTTGTGAACGGTCAAGGCGGCTTTAAAAAAGGCGGCGCTATTGCCAAGAGCGGCATTATCAACACTGAAAATCAAGGTGGCGAATATCGCAACACCAAGATGGTCACAACAAAAGTTGATACCAACTCTGCGCCAACTGGTGGCGTGAAGCTGGGTAATGCTGGCGGCTACAAAAAAGGCGGTGCTACAAAAAAGCACTTCGCCACGGGGGGAGCTGTTAACAACAGCGGCCACGCCGTGGCGATGCCCGCAAAGCCAGCGTCCAAAGCAGTCTCTAACGATCGTCAATCCGGCACCTTCAAAAGAGGTGGCACGGTAAAGATGTCGGATGGCGGTTCAAGCACCGACAAGGAGTCTTTCTTTGACAAAAACAAAGTAGACCCCAAGACCGTTAGCGACAAAGCAAGCCGAGAGCTTGAAGATGCGATGAACCCCTTGAGTATGGTGAAAGAACTTTACGGCAAGGCGCGTAATGCGTTTCGCGGTAAGCCAACGCCAACTCCAAAGGGACAGGGTGCAGTGACTGAGACGGAGAAATCCATCACAGTCTCACCAGCGGGTAAGAAGCGCGGCGGAAGCGCTTGTTGAAAACGAGTGGGGGCTACGGCCCCCGCTTTTAATTTATTTTGGAGAGCCACATGGGAACTTATTCTTCTGCAACACGCCAAGGTGCGTATGAGCCATTTGAACTGCAAGTAGCCCGTGGGCAAGTTGATGGTCACAACACCTTATATAAATTTGGCGTTAACACTGATGTTGGCACGAATTCTGAAACAGTTTGGTCGCAAGGTGGTTTATATGTGTACCTCGCCTCTGCCACTGTAATGAAAATTTCTAGTTCAAGCGCAGACGATTCTTCCGCTGGAACTGGCGCAAGAACAATTGCTATTTTTGGTCTTGATGCAAATTACAACGAAATTAGCGAGTCTGTCCTTTTAAATGGGCAAACAGCAGTTAACACTGGCAATAGTTACTTGCGCATTCTTCGTATGTTTGTGACTACAGCAGGCTCTAGTGAAACTGCCGCAGGTACTATCTACGCGGGTACAGGCAGTGTTACTTCTGGTGTGCCTGCAGCCATCTATGGCTTGATTACTTTAGGCGCAAACCAATCACTAATGGCGTTTTGGACTGTCCCAGCAGGATACACTTTTTATTTGCTTGGTTTATTCCTTACATCTGGGAACACAGGCGCTAATACATACACAACTTTCCAGTTTTTTCAGCGTCAAGTTGGAGGCGTGTTTAGATTGCAATCTGCTGCACGAATTTCTGCTAGTGGTAATTCTCAAGTTCCCTTGAACCCTCCTCTTTCTTTTGTTGAAAAGACAGACCTCCAAATAAGGGCATTTTCTTCTTCTGGCGCGTCAAATGTGTCTGCTGAGTTTGAAGGCATCTACATTAAGAACCCTGACTAATCATGCCAAGCAAATCACCAGCTCAACACAAACTGATGGATGCGGTTGCGCACAACCCTAAGTTTGCAAAAAAGGTTGGCATTCCCACAAAGGTTGGGAAAGAATTTGTTCGTGCTGACAAAAAGATGGCTGATGGCGGCAAAGTTAACGCTGCTGGCAACTACACCAAGCCAGAGCTTAGAAAGCGTATTGTCTCAGCGGTTAAGTCTGAGGCTACGCAGGGCACAGGCGCAGGTCAATGGAGCGCAAGGAAGGCCCAGCTTGTGGCAAAGCGGTACAAAGCCGCAGGTGGTGGTTATCGTGATTAAAAAGCCTCAACAATCCCTCAAAGACTGGGGCAAACAAGATTGGACAACCAAAAGTGGCAAAAAATCTTCTGAAACTGGTGAGCGATACCTTCCAAAAGCTGCGATTAAAAGTCTTAGCCCTGCTGAGTACGCTGCAACGACCAAAGCAAAAAGAGTAGGCAAAGCCGCAGGAAAGCAATTTGTAGCGCAGCCCAAAAAGATCGCCAAGAAAACAGCCAAATACAGGTTCTGACCATGCCAAAAAACAACGCAACAGTCGCCAAGTCGCTAAAGAAGGCTGGCTTCTACGAGCCGTCTAAAAGCAAGCCTGAGCGGGTCAAAATCATCAACAAGGTGACGACCAAGCCTCAGCGGCTAAACATGGTTGAGAAGATGTTCTCGGACAAGAAGCTCAAGAGCGGTGGCGGTGTGTCTCTTGCTGTTGGGCGGGGTGAAAAATTGCCAGTAGAAAAGGGCGCTGGCCTTACAGCCAAGGGCCGAGCCAAATACAATGCAGCAACGGGCAGCAACCTCAAGGCACCCCAGCCCCAAGGCGGCTCACGTAAGGACTCGTTCTGCGCACGGATGTCGGGCATGCCCGGTCCGCTCAAGGACGAAAAAGGTAAGCCAACCCGCAAAGCGGCGGCGTTAAACAGATGGAAGTGCTGATATGGCTTACTCGGACACCTACGGTCAGGTCTACAACGTCCAAACGCTAATTGACCACGGCGCACGCAGGTGCGGGAAGTTGGCCGAAGAGTTGACTTCTGAGCAGCTTTTGAGCGCTCGGGAGTCTTTGGGCTTTGTGATGAGCAACCTGATCAACATTGGCATCCAGTACTGGGCCATCGAGAAGAAGGTTTTTGGCCTCACGCCAGAGAAGTATCAGTACACCCTGCCTGATGGCTCCAATGATGTCTTAAACGCCCTGTACAGGACGATGACGCGCACCACTGGCAGCTACACATCAAGCGCTGGCGGCACGGCTTCAAACGCTGGTGACGAAGACATTGACACCTTCTGCCAGCAAACATCGGCAAACGGCAACATTTCAATCAATTTTGGGACTGGCAACCCGATCTATGCTGGCTCAATTGGGCTTTTGCCCTACGTTTCTGGTGGCGGCAGCGCTACTTGGACGCTGACACTCGAATATTCGACCGACAACATCACTTACAACACGCTTCAGAGCCTTGGAACGGTCGTTGTGACCGACAACAGTTGGATCTGGACCGACATTGACCCCGGCCAGAGCGTTCAGTACTACCGAGTGCGGATTTCTGGTGGTGCAACCCTTGCTTTGCGCGAGTTTTACGTTGGAAACAACTCGACCGAGATCACCATGTCTCGTTTGAACCGTGACGACTACACAAACCTGCCAAATAAGAACTTTACGGCCAATCAGCCGTACCAATACTGGTTCAACCGCACGGTCCCGAACCCTGAGATCTATCTTTGGCCCACTCCAAGCAACCCGTTCGTCCAAATGACGGTCTGGTACAGCAAACAGGTCATGAATGTGGGTGATTTGACCAACGAGCTTCAGATTCCGCAGCGCTGGTACTTGGCCGTGGTCAATATGCTGGCCCATCAGATGGCGATGGAGCTTCCTCAGGTGGGGCTGGACCGAGTCCAGTACCTTGAGGCTCAGGCAGAGAAGACCTTGGCCTTGGCTGAGGCAGAAGAGCGGGATCGTTCACCGATCTACTTTGCGCCCAATATTGGCGTCTACACGAGGTGATTCATGGGCATGTTCCTTGACACCATCGGAAATGCGTCTCTGTCGATCTTCATCTGCGACCGTTGCAGGATGAAACGCGCCATGGATGAGCAGATGTCAGACCCAAACTTCCCCGGTTTGAAGGTTTGTCAACAGGGGTGTGCTGACCAAAAAGACCCCTACCGACTGCCTGCCCGAAAGACTGAGCGTATAAATCTCAGATTTCCTCGCCCGGATGTATCTGTGGCTGTTGATCCAAACAACCTTGTGACCGACAATCAGGGTGACTACATCATCTCGACTGAGGGCAACACAGATACACCGGAAAATAATGGCAACCTCGACGGAATATCGGTGACACCATAATGGCAAATCAAACCATCACGCAACTGCCAGCCGCAGGCCCCATCACTGGCACCGAGCTTGTGCCCATCGTCCAGAACGGTGGAACTTTTAGGACCACTGCCTCGGCCTTGGCTGGATCTCCAGTTCAGACTCAGACTTTCCTGACGCTCAACCAAGAGCCGACCCTCAACAACAGCCGCTTCCTGTCCTCAGGCACAGGGTTGGGCTTGGTGGATGGTGGGGCTCAGAGCTTCTACCGAATCACGCTGAATGGCGTTTCAGGCACTCTGGAGACGATGGGCTCTGGCTTCGGCGTCAAGATCGGCGGCACCATGACGGCCCGCTCGATTGCAACATCTGGCGCAGGCTTGAGCACCACCAACGGTGACGGCCAATCTGGCAACCCAACAATTGCACTGAGCGGCACGGTAGCCTCGCTTGCAAACAACGGCGGCACAGGCTTTTTGTCACTCCCCGGCAACGGAACGGTCTCTGGCCGCACCTTGACGGGTACTGCCAGCCAGATCGGAATTACCAACCCGAACGGCATCTCTGGCAGCCCCGTCTTCAGTATTGTTGACAACCCAGTGCTTCCGGGTGATGGCGGTGTGGTTGTCCCTTTTGGCAACACGGCTGCACGTCCAGCCGCGCCAACAAACGGCACCTTCCGCTACAACAATCAGACTGGCACCTTCGAGGGTTATGCATCAGGCAACTGGGGCGCTGTGGTCACTGGAACAGGCGTGACCTCTGTGGGTCTCGTGATGCCGTCAGATTTCTTGGTGACCAACTCCCCAGTCACTTCGGCTGGTGACCTTACCGCTACTTATGTCTCGCAGACTGCAAACACCGTCTTTGCGGCTCCAAACGGCTCTGCGGGAACTCCTGCCTTCCGTGCGTTTGTAAATGCTGACCTGCCCAATTCTGGCGTCTCTGCGAACACTTATGGCTCGACCACGGCAATCCCAGTCATCACGGTGAACGCCAAGGGCGTGATCACCACTGTGACCACTGCTGCAATTACGGGTGGTTTGGTGTTTCAAGGTTCGTGGGACGCCTTGACAAATACACCCACCCTGACTTCAAGCGTAGGGACAAACGGGTTTTACTACGTTGTGTCTGTGGCTGGAACCACCAACCTAAACGGCGTTACAGACTGGCAGATTGGCGATTGGGCAATCTACAACGGCGCGGCTTGGCAGAAGATTGACCAGACCAACTTGGTCAGCTCTGTCAACGGCCAAGTCGGTGCTGTCAGTATTGCTTATGCAGATCTGGCAGGGACTATTCCTACTTGGAACCAGAACACCACAGGTAACGCCGCAACCGCTACAAACGTAGCTGGTGGGGCTGCAAACAAAATCGTCTACAACACAGGGACATCCACCACTGCGTTTATTGATGCCCCTGTTACAGCGGGCCACTATCTCAAATGGTCGGGCTCTGCTTTTGAGTGGAACGTTGCAGGAACAGGCACAGTAACCTCTGTGGACGTCTCTGGCGGCACAACGGGCCTTACCACCTCTGGTGGCCCTGTAACGGCTTCTGGCACGATTACGCTGGCTGGTACGCTGATCACGTCCAACGGAGGGACTGGTTTAACCACGTACACCGCTGGCGACATCAGCTATTACGCCACTGGCACAGCGCTGTCAAAGTTGGGTATCGGCTCGAGCACGTTTATGTTGACGTCCACAGGATCTGCCCCTCAGTGGTCTGACCCTGCTGGCATCACTGTGGGTAACGCTACAAACGCTACAAACGCTACGAACGCAACAAACGCCACCAACGTGGCAACAACAGCGACAAGCACGGACGCCAACTTCTTTATTCCCTTCGTGGCAGCGTCCACAACGGGCAATCAAGCGCTTGGAATTGACGCTGGCATTACTTACAATCCATCAACCAATGCGCTGACCGCAAGCATCAACGGAGGCACGTTTTGAAAACTTGTAACAAGTGCCAATGCGAGAAATTTTTGCTTGAGTTTTACAAGAACAAAGAAGCAAAGGATGGTGTTCGTACTATTTGCAAGTCATGTGATGATTTGCGGAAAAAAACATATACATTTAAAAATTCAGAAGTTGTTTCTAAAAACAAATCTGATTACCGCTTGAAGAACAAAGAAAAAATTTCTGCATATATGGCTTGGTGGAGAAAAGAGTACAGCCATAAAATGTGTGCATACGCCAGCAAAAGACGAGCAATCTTGTTGGGTGCAACGCCAAAATGGGCGGACAAAGAAAAAATTGAGCGCATATACCAGCAGGCGGCTTTGATGAATAAATTGAACCCAGAGATGGAGTATCAAGTTGACCACATCATCCCTCTGAATGGTGAGCTTGTGTGCGGCCTTCATATGCACGAAAATATGCAGATTCTTCCGGCAAAGCAAAATCAAGCAAAGAAAAACTTTTTTCAAATAGAAGGAGCCTTCTAATGGCTGCAACAGGCTTTACACCCATCCAGCTTTACCGCACCACCACTGCGGCGGCTGTTCCTGTCAACACCAATCTGTCTGATGGCGAACTTGCCATCAACACGACCGACGAGAAGCTGTACTTTAAAAACGCTGCTGGCACTGTCAAGCTGCTTGCATCGACCGCTGGTTCAGCAGGTGATGTTGTTGGTCCAGCATCGGCCACAGATGGCAACTTGGCGGCTTTTGATGGCACCACGGGCAAGCTGATCAAGAACGCTAGCCTGACAGCCAACAACGTATTGCTTGGCAACGGGACGGGCGCTCCCTTGGTGGTGGCTCCCGGAACAAGCGGCAATGTGCTGACATCCAACGGTACAACGTGGACTTCTGCAACTCCAGCAGCAAGCGGGGCCAGCAAGGGCCAAGCAATTGCATTTTCAATTATCTTTGGTCTGTAAGGAATCATCATGGCAAACCCCAACATAGTGAACGTAACCGCCATTCTTGGCACAACAACGTACCTCACGCCAGCCAATACAACGGCCAACACGCTGCTGTCTAATGCCGCATCGTCTG